CTACCTTCGGCGCTATATCTGGTATTTACTCCGGAACACGCGCGGACGGCGTGAGCGGGCCAGCGGCTTCATCGACTAGCTGTTGACGCAAGCGCGCTAGAAGTTGATTCCGATCTTCGACGACGATGGTTGCTCCGTCTGGATCAATGGTCGCCGCCATCTGGCCCACGGTGTGATTGGTTCGTTTTTCTTCCAAATCAATCTTGCGGGCCTCCAAGGCGAGACGCAGGGTTTTCAATTGCGCCTCGCGTTTGGTGTTTTTGGCACTGACCGCATGCCCGTACATGGATGCGGCGATTTCGAAGAACCCCCTGGCCCGAGGACCGTCCACGTTATAACCATAGGCCATCAGATCGCGCGCGTGGCCCAGCACCTCGGTATAAACCGTATCGAGACCGATCGCATGATCCGTCCCGTCATTCAATTGCGCCAGCAATTGCTGGCCGCGATAGCGCAATTGCTGGCCTTGCTCGTCGATGGCCGCCTCGGGATCAGGTTCGGGCGGCGGCGGGATATCGAGGAATTCACGGAGGCGCTGGGTCATGAGGTATATTTAGATTATTGTCTGTGGTGATCTCGTAATCCCAGAGATGTTGCGGCGGGTGAGTGGTCTCGTCACCGATGAAGGCTCCGGTCAGGATCAGTTGATGGAGGATGGCTTCATCGAAATAGATGATGGTCCAGTTGGGCAGTTCGCGTTTGATGGCTTTTGCGATCTCCAACCCGGTGGCAGCGAAATCGACATAATCGAATGTGCTATCGGCGATGCAATAATCAGTGTTGGTTTCATACCAGCGACACCAGCAACGAAGCCGAGCCATAAGCGCTGTGCTGACCGGAAGCGCATTGCCCAGCATCATGTAACCCTCGCGCGTCCAAAGTCCTTCCGTGCCGTAATCGGCCATCACGCGCACCCATTGTCCGGTTCTTGCCATTCGCTGTCCTCCTGTGTCTGATCGTCAGATTGAGGATGAACTGCGGGGTTTACAACCATCTTGACAAATGGATTTAATTACGCTTCGCCCCACTCGGCACCATGCGCTGCTGAAAAATCTCATCTTCGGTCAACAACACAAACTCCCAGCCTTGTTTTTGACAATAGTACAAAGCGGCTTTCCATTTCGCCGCGTTGACCGCGAGAATCGCCGCCATGGCTTTGGTGGCGCGGGGGTTCTTGCCGCCGATCAGGGCTGGATTGGCCATGAATTCGCGGGCGGCTTCCTTGCGCGGTTTGACCTCCATCATCGCCTTGTGGGTGCGCCCGGTGTTGTCCACATAGACAACGAAAAAGTCCGGCTTGTAGATCGTCCATTTCTGTTTGAACGGATGGAAATAGGCGACCGAAATGCTCTCGCTGCTCCAACCGAGAATCGCTGGATTGGTATCAAATTCAAGCGCGGCCGTGCGTTCCCAGCTTGATCGCAGGACGACTTGATGCAGGTTCGAGCCAATATACTTGCTGCGGTTTTTGACCGTGTAGGAAGATACCGCCGGGCGAGCCATCTAGCTATTGTCCGGCATATTCATCGGTATTGGGATCACTGGGGTTGTAGCCGTATTGCGCGGTGCCGGTCTGCTGGACGTTGACAGCAGCATAGGCGGTCGGTGAGAGAACCACTCCATCGGGTCCTGCGGCGTAGGACTCCTGTCGCGTGATCTGCTGGGCTGCCGCAACGGCAGTACTGAAGGCAGTCGGCCCGGACCCATAGCCCGAACTCTGCCCCTGGATCGCCGCCGCCGCATTCGCATATTGCTGGCTGTTGATGCCGTATTGGACTGCGCCACTTCCCAATGCCATGATGTGGGCCAAGGATGGATTGCCATCCGCCAGGGATGCTAAGCTACCACCGCCCGTAATGCCGCCAAAGGAGAAATTGCCAAACTGTGACAGTGATCCCAGGGCATGGGTAATGTTGCCTGAACGGAAATTGTTGACGACGCCGGTGACCTTCTGGACGGTGCTGAAGATGTCACCAAGCGTACCGAGGGGATTGCTACCACCAAAAAACCCGCCGCCATCTTCTTCGCCATCGTCTGACTGATCGTAGTCGTTTGGGTCGTCGGAAAAACTGGCCGGATAGGGACTGCTTCCGCTGCTACTAACCTCCAGCGGATTGCCCCAGAAACGCCCCGATGTGAACTCCGGAAAGTTAGCAGGAGACACCTTTTGCTGCTGCTTATATTGCACGTTTTCACAGGCAAAGGTTATGTTGATGGTCGAAACTTCGCTGTTGGCGTAGTCCAGATCGTCCGGCTCAAAGGCCGTGATGCGCGGATTAATCAGATTGTATTGGTCCACCACACCATCATAAAAATGATAGATTTCGATGGCATGAAAATAGAACTGCGCATCGACGAGACTGACCGCCGCACCGTTATTGGATGCAGTGTAACCGTAACTACCAGAATTGAACTGGGGTGTGGTCACGTCATAGTTGTATTTGGTGGTGGTGGCAAAATCACCAAAGTAAAATCGCGAGTAGTTCGCCCACATGTTCTGCGCGGCGCCGTCCTTGCTATCAATCAGTTGGGCGCGGATCGGCTCGATCGTATAGCCGGTGTAAATCTGCCGCTTCTTATTGTACTGGTTGAGCAATTCAGTTTTCGGCTGGATTTTCGGCCGGTCAATCGACTTCATCGCGAAAGTCAGGTTTGTCACATTGTTGGAAATTCGACCCGGAGACAGAAAACGCGCCAGAAACAGGTGTTTCTGCCGTGGAAATCCGCCCGCATTAGCAAACGTTCGGGCCGCCTGAATCGGTGATGAAATCGTTTGAGACATATTAAGTCCACGGCCCATCCAATAGCGACGGATTAAACGGCATCAACCCACCGGCCTGGGTACAGTTGTCGAAGCGTATCGTCATTTCAATGGTCATCGCATCGGAGGATGAATAATCATTGCTCTGATAGTTTACATCCGATAGAAAGCAACCTTCCAGGTCCCATTCTTCCAGCACCACATCATTGCCGCCATCCAAGGCCTCGACAATCATGCCGAACTTGAAGTTCGACGCGGCCAACGGAACCGTTTCATCGAAGAAATTCATCTGCTTCTGTACTTGGGCGCCAACCAATGATGAGACCGAGTTGGTCACATCATCACGCACCGTCATCGTCAGCACTTCCCATTCCGCCTTACCCGCGAAATAAGCGATCGAGTTGTAGGAATGCACCGGCTGCGGCGCAAACGTCACATGCGGCCGACCGACCGTGACCACCTGTTGAGTCAAGGCAATGGAACCCGAAGGAATACCAAAATTCATGACGGTTACACGGAAGCGGTTCTTGACCTTGGGCATCAAAATGCCTCCGCGACCGCTTCCACCCCCGAGAGGGACACCAAAATTGGACAGCGTAGACATGATTTCCTATCTCCTAAGTAAAAATGAAGGAAGTCAGGATTATTATCTCCCTAGCACTTTCCTATAGTTATTTAGGAGCAATGATTATCGACATACATAATCGATCTATCAGTCTGTTTCGCAGGGTAGCGACAAAAAAAGGCATCCGAAGATGCCTTTGTAGACTTGCATTCTTGATCCTTCTACGCAGCCTCTGATGTCCGAACAGTCCGAGGATCGACCAGTCGCCGGGTGAACTTTGGGGCGATGTCGGCAAGCTCGATAAAGGCGTCACATTGGCGCCGCAGTTCATCCGAGGCCATCAACGGTGTGGTGTGCAAAGAGGAAATGACCACCACCTTGACGCCTCGGCGCTGGACGGCCTCGATCGCCCGACGCAGGGTGCCTTCACCGGCAATCACAACGATCGTGCTGACCACCTCGCTAAGTTCCAGCATGTCCACGGCGATCTCCACATCCATACTGGTCCGGACCCGCCGCCGTCCGGTGGCATCGGTATAATCTTTCACTGTTTTGGTCACTACGGTGTAGCCATTGTAGGCCAGCCAATCAATCAACGGTTTGAGCGGTGTGTAGGCCTCGGTCTCGATCACTGCGGAATAATAGTGTGCCCGCACGAAGCCGCTTTGCTCCTGAAAATATTTCAGCAGATCGCGATAGTCCACTTCAAAACCCAGATTGCGCGAAGCGGCGTACAGATGATTGCCGTCTATGAAAAATGCTGTCCGTTCGATTCTCAAAAGGTTCATGATGGGAGCCTCAAACATAAAATCGCGAATGTTCGCAGACAGCCACGATGGCTGGCCGGTCTCAAGATACGCCATGCAAAACATATGACAACCGTAAGTTCTTAGCTAAACGAGCTTGTGAAATCCATTACACATGAGAAAGGCGGAACTGTGCGTTCCGCCCTTGCTCAGATGATACCGTGGAATGAAGTTTTAACTGGTCGCTTGGGTTGACAGAATGCGTACCGGCACGAAGATGAACTCAATCGCCTTGACCGGTTGGATCGCGCAATCAACCCAAAGTTGGTTTTGATCGATTCTATCTGGAGTGTTATTAGTTCCATCACAAACCACTGCATAATCGTAAAGACCGTTCAATCCGACCAGCGAATCGAAGAAGCGTTCGGCCGTTGCGGTAACGGTTTTCCGCACCGTGGTGGTGTTGGGTTCAAACAGGAACGGCTTGAAGATGATATCCAGGTTGTAGTTGATATAGTTGATCAGCCGTGCCACATTGATGCGGTCGAGCGCGCTGCTGATCGGATCGAGCGTCTTCTGGCCGTAAACAACCAGTCCGCGCCCTGGAATGTAAGCGATCGGATTGATACTGTTCACGTAGATCGTATCGCGCTGCCCCTGATTAAGGATCGTTGCGGTAAATTCCCCGGTGGTGCTGTTGAGATAGCCGACCGACGTGGCGTTACTGACCAAGCCTCGGTTGAACCCCGCTGGGGCGTACCACGGGTAAGCCACCTGATCGTTATAGGCGATCGTGTTCAACGCCATCGTCGATGGCGGGATCATGATTTCGCTGCCGTCAAGATTGACACCGAGGCCCCATGGGTAGTAGATCGCGGTATATGGGTCAGACACCGTCAAGGCATCTTCGCCGGTCACCGTGGCGTCCGCTGCGTTTTTCGCCCAGTTCTGGATCGACGTGCCATCGGCCGCCAGTCGGGCCGGGGTATCGCCAACATTCAGCGCGATGTTATTCATGTCAGTGTTGAGAGAAATCATTTCTGGAATGAGTTCCGGATAGCCAGGAACCGCTGTCAGATTGAAGAACACGATTTCCGAACGAATATCCTGATTCTCGATGATGGCGGACGACAATGCTTCGACGATGACGATACGCTGCGCCTTGCGTCCCATATAGGGTGAGCCATCGATCTTGTTGCCGGACTTGGTGACCCAGCGATCGGGCGTTTCCTGATTGGCGGTGCTAAGGGAGGCAAAGCTGTACCCTGGGGCACCGACAGTATAGCCAACGGTGGTGTAATCCGTTGTGGTCGAATAGTTTCCGGCAGTAAACCAGGATGGCTGATATTCTTTCACGTTGTAAGTCGAGACACGGGTGTTCCATAGCATCATGCCAGCGGGGAAAGTGCGCGGATCAGGGGCATCAGGATCGACGAAATCAGACTGCGCCAAATCTGCTGCGTTGGATGACCGATAGAGGTAGGAGCCCTGGTCGGGGGTGAAGGAGCCTGGGTTGGGAATGCCGGTAAAGGGGATGCCCGAATCAGCACGGGCATCAGCGAACACGATACCATACGGGGTCGTCTGATCGGTGTTATCGACGAGTGTCCAAATCTGGGTCTGCGTGTTGTAGATATAGAGCGCCGGATAATTTTCCAGATTGGTGCTATCGATCCACAGATCACCATTGGCCAACGCGGTCACGCCATCGCTATGCGTGAGGGGAGCACTGCCAGCAATTTGCGGGCCGTTTGGATCAGTAGCCGGAAATTGGTGGTTATAGCCGATCCAGTTCGAACCGTTTCCATACATGATATCGACGGTGAAATTCGTATTGAAGAACATCGTTCCGGCTACAGGTGGGGTCGAGGGCGCGACCTCATCGGGCAAGACATTCAAACTCAGCCAACTGCCCGTAGGATAAGTCAAGGAAGGACCTGACCAGCGCCGCAATTCCAGTTCATACGTCGTTGTATCATAGCCGACATAAACGTTGCCTGTGACCGGGGTGCCAAGAACAAGGCCGATTGCCATATCTTTGGCCGGATTGCCTTCGGGCAGGGTAGAAACAAACGGGTAGAACGGTGCGGTGAGAATGGTGAACTGGGCCAGCGAAGCATTATAATATTTGATCACCCAATTCGCGCCGTTGTTGGCCGGGTTGCCTTTAAGCCAAAATGAGTTGGCCACTGCTCCGCTCGGATAGGCGGCCCCATTGCTTGGGAACAACGTCACGCCTAGAGTTGTGCCTTCGGTAATTCCAAGAAGGTTCAGCGCGTTGCCATCGAAAACATCTGTGATCGCAATCGATCCGCCAATCGTAT